TATATAAATTTGGTAAGAAAATCTTTGACAAAATTACAGCAGCAATGCAACCTGAGTTCGAGGACGAGGAAGCAATCGATCCATTCGATTTCTGGCAGGGTGCTAACTTCAAGTTGAAAGCAAAGAACGTAGCAGGATACAGAAACTATGATAGTTCTGAGTTCGCTGCATCTTCTGCATTACTTGACGATGATGATGCACTTGAAGCACTATGGAAGAAGCAGTATTCTCTCAAAGAATTTACAAATCCATCTGAGTTCAAATCATATCAAGATTTAGAAACCAGATTGAATGCAGTTCTAAACAACAAGAGAACACCTGTAGCACCAGAAGTTGCTAATGAAGAGGAAGAGATCGTAACTGCAACACCAGAACCTGTTGTTGCATCTGCACCAACATCAGTCAATGAAGATGATGATGCACTAAGTTACTTTCAGAAACTAGCAGAAGAGTAAGTGGATATCTTATCCTTCAAGGAACATATAGGGGTCTGGGATGGTAATCTTACCGTCCTAGACCTTTCTCTTAGGCATGTGATGGATCTACATGAAAAAGATCCTAAGTCAGATGGATACTCTAACGTAGATGGTTGGCAAAAAACTGGACTCCATAAGATGTCACAGTTCAATCCTTTGAAAGAGATGATAGTAAATAATTGCTATGATTATCTACAGGCATATGACATAGTAAGACCAAGAAATCTGGAATGTGTTCATCTTTTTGCTAACATAAACGGTAAAGGTGCATCTAACATGATGCATCATCATACTTATGGACAGATCAGTGGAACATACTGGTTGAAAACACCACCAAGATGTGGTGATCTTTTTATTATGAGTCCATTTACTAATAGGTACTTGAATACATCAGTTGTACCTAAATCAGATTATAATGCATGTGTTATAAAACCTAAAGCAAACAAAGGAGTTTATTTCAACAGCAATTTGATTCACTATGTTGATGTCAATAGGTCAGAGAAGTCACGAGTATCTATTGCTTTCCACATACTTATTCATGCCTAAACCAAAAACGACTTTTTGTTTTCAGAAAAGGGCAAAAAAAACTCCGACCAAAAAATGACCCTTAAGGTTTTTTAATGAACAACATTATTATCATAGAAGAGAATATTGACGTAAAACCGTTTTTAGACGAAATGGACTTAGATGACTGGGATTGGGTATCTAAGCAAAAAGGTGTAGGTGGCGATAAGAGCCCATATGGGTTTTTACCGTTAGTTTGGGCAAAAGTCGAAAAAGGTGAAGATCCAAAAAATGCGATGGGACAAAGAAAAACACCATTATACGATAAGTACAAAAATGTGCACAAATTTTGGGAAAGACATAATATAAAGGAAACAGGTAGAGCAGCATTCTTCCGACTAAAACCAGGCGATAAGGTTTTGAGGCATATTGATAAAGGGTTATATTACTTAGACAAAGATAGATATCACTTATCACTACAAGGAATATACTTATATCAAGTCGGTAATCAAGAATTCTATGTCGCACCTGGCACTTTCTTTTGGTTCAACAACAAGATACCACATGGTGCTGTCAATGTAAGCGATGTGGACAGATATACTCTAGTTTGGGATGTTCCTCATAGTGAGAACAATCCTCACCATTTAGCGAGGAGACAAAATTCTTAGATTAGATCCTTTTTTCAGTTTTCTATTGACATATTGACTACTATCAGTATATGTGAGTAATTCCCTCATATCTTCTTTTATAACTTCAAGATATCTAGATCTTATTACATTGATTGATCTTTTCTTATTATTTCTATCTTCTTCAAACTGTAAATTTGATACTGATGTGGTTCCAGTCTCAGTATACCTCTTACCACCCTCAGACCAAGAGAAGGAGTGATCTCCATCAACCCATATTCCAGCTTCCTGCAAGATCAATCCATTTGTGTTTCTTACTTCTTTTGACTCATAATGATGAATTTGTGTAAGAAGTGTCGTTGAGTACTTATTATCAATGTACCTTTGAAACTCATATTGATTCATTGGCCATTCATCTCTTACATTTAGTATATTGTTGCTTATTAAAATTACCCAATCTAGTGTCGAGTCTCCATATACCTTAAATGCCACATTATCAGGTCTATCATCACCATTTATAGAGAATCTTTCAAATGCAGATACACTGCCTATAATTTCTTCTCTTATTTTTCCTCTTTTGAATAAATTTGTTGAATTGACAAAATCAAGAGATGAACTCCTATTGTCAGCAAAAGATGGAAGTGATACTTTCGGAAAGTTTGTAAAATAAGCCATTAGAATCCAATATCCTCCGTATTCAGTGCATTATCTCCATTGAGAATTCCTGCATCAAGACCTGATTTATTATTCAAGTCAAATAAACTCTTATTATCTCTCTGTTCATCTGTTCCACCATCTCCATCACCTAAGTAATCTTCGGCAAATATAGGAGTCAACTCAGTAAATGCTAATTCCATGGTTGTTCTAACAGGGTTAGACACTGCTCTACTATCTGCGTAAGATTGATAAACATTTTCAGGTGTAAAGTTTGTTGATACTTGCGTCAAAGCACATATTTTATGAACAGGCAAACCTCTAATCCTATTAGATCCATTGAAGTAACCTATTCTAAACACTCTAGGTGCACCAATAAAAATATTTGAGGTTCCAATACGTGCACCAGTTTCAGTATTAACTTTCCTACCACCATATCCAGTGGGTTGCATGCCTTGTCTAAACACTCTCATTATGTGTCTAGATATTTGAGCGTCTTTCTCATCATTTGGTGCAAAATCAAATCTAAATGTGAAATTTCTTAGTTTTGGACTTGAAAATAGTAATTCCAGATTTGGGTTTATCGCTATTCCCAAAGAACGTGCAACAAATTGATTAGTATCAACATTTATATTCATAGAAGATAACATTGTCTTTGCTAAGAACGCTGTCATTGCTGTTCCACCGGCTTGGTCATCTACATCTAATTTTTTAAAAGTGTCGATCAATTGACCAATGTTCTCCATACCCTTAAATAAACTACCCAAACCTTGCTTGTCTACATCATCAATCTTGTTTGTAGCAGCTTGAAATGCTGCCATCTCCAATGCATTTGCTTTAGCACCACCCCACTCAACACCATTACTTACTCTTAAGTCATTTGGAATAGGTAATTTTATTGTATTACCATAGTCTCCAAGATTTGAATTTCTTGGTATAGATTCACCCTTGAAAGTTTTTATTACTTGAACTTCACCCTTTTGCCTTTTCTCTCCAACACCATAATCATTTGCTCTACCAAAGGCACCTTTGTTAGGTGGTTCATACTTAAAAGTCTCAAATCTGATATAATCTTGACCACCAGACCCATATGCAGCATCAGAAGGATATTTTAGAACAGGGTGTAGTTTGAATATTTCTCCTAATCCATTGTTTGTATCTAAATTTTCTACTGTTTGATTTTCCTCTTCTATTATACTATCTTGGGTGTCTATATTACCATCTTTTGTCACAAATGGAATATTACTAATTTCATCACTATGACCAGGTGTATCTAAATCTTTATAACTTGTAAATGCCCAGAAATTTGCTCTAATACGATTCCATGCATCATTTATATTTTTATCACCAGTTTCAGCAATGCGGTTAGTTGCTGTTTCCAACATATCGTGAGTCCGAGTAAACGCAGAGAGATCTGAAGGTTTAAAACCTTCATTTGGAGTAGTGTATGCAGTGAACTTTACAAATGCTAATGATCTAGAATATACCTCAACAAATTTAGGGTTTTGTAATAACGCTTTACCCTTCTCTGAATTCATATCTACTGTTCCACCATTTATATCTTCAATTCTTATGATTGCTCCAAAATTACCTTTAGTATCTGTTGACAATACCGGTTTTACGTATCCATATCCTTCAATATTATGATATCCATTTTGTTGATCTGCTGTTGTTGGTCGGGCGACATATGAATTGTCGGTCAAGCTCATTTCACATGTAGGAGAAAGAATCTCTACTGATTTTTTACCCTTATTGTAGACGCAATGTTTTTTTGCGTACTCTTCTGCGTTTGCTTGATCGTTTGATACTGACATTACTTGTAAAAACCACCTTTTTGTACTGTCGCTGCGTCGACACCTAGCTCTACAGATCCTATGACTCTACGGAATTCTTCCATACCATAGGATAATGCTTTATCCCAGTCACTCATACCAAGTACTATGAAAGGGGTATCCATATAAGACTTTAGGTATTTATGGTACCCACGAACCTTTGTCGGATCTCCACCACCATCAACATAATTCAGAACTGCTTTCCTGTTGGTAGGTGTTTGATAGTGTAAGTTTAGACCATAGAATGCACCACCAGATGCTCCAAAAATGTAGCATAGTGGATTTCTATCCCAATATGGTAGTGTTTTCTTATATTTTGCACCATATCTAAAAATAGAAAGGGTGCCGGGTTTAGGACTCCCACTATAAGTTGAGTCTGGAAATTCGTCGCTATATGCCAAGTTCCTTCTCCGTCATTACTTGAAATTCCCATTTACGGTCAGCACAGAAATCTTTTGCTGCCTTCCATTTTGCTTGATTTTTTGCATATTCTAATGCTTCATACATATATTTTTTTGTCTTTCTTTTTTGAATAGGTGGGTTACATTGCCTCAATGGTTTGATTTCTATTACCTTTTCCACCACCTTACCATGTATATTCTTGTATTTGATATAGAAGTCAGGAAAGTATCTCTTCACTTTTTTAGTAGTTGGGTCATAGTATGGTATAAAGAATTCTTCTGATGCCCATGTGAGAATTTGAGGTTTCTCATCACAATACACCATAAACTTTCTTTCCCAAAGTGACCTATAAATAATATTTTGGGGGTTACCTTTATACTTTTTTGAGTTTCTAGGACGAAACTTCCCCTGATATGACATACATAGTATACACGTTCACGCTATATTTAGATGGCTAGAGTACCAAGTGTCTATAGAAATGATAGGCACCGCATGCCAACGGAAGAATTATATAGATCAAGAGTAGCAAATGGTGGAATTGCACCAGCCTTCAATAACATATATGATGTATCAATAAATTTTGAAAATTCTCAAAGTCTAGCAAGTTATCTCTCTCAAAGCACTTTATACGATAAACAAGCATCTCCAGGTCAATTTCTATCATTATTCTGCTCAGAAGCATTATTACCTGGCTCACAGATTCAAACATCTCAGGTAGATGGGTTGAGACAAGGTGTTTCGCAGAATTATGCTACATTTAGGAGATATCCTGATATAAACCTTACATGGTATAGTCAAAGAGACTATTATACCAATGATATCTTCAATGCTTGGTTAGAGTTTATATCACCTACTCACTTATCCAGAGGTGGACATGGATTCAATACCACAGACCGTATCAATGATGTTCCATCATTTAGAAGGTTGCAATATCCAAGAACTTACAAATGCCCTATAGAAATTACAGCATTTAGTAAGGAGGTGCATGATAAGGGTAAGAGACTAGATAAATCTGATAATTTTGATGTTGCATTCAACAGATCTAATAGTATTACTTACTATATTCAAAATGCTTTCCCAGTCAATATTATTGCTTCTCCATTAGCATATGGTAAGTCTGAACTCATAAAAACAACAGTCTCGTTCAAATATGAGTACTTTTATATTGACAGAACTGCATCAAATGGTAACGGATTCCTTTCAAGTGACAGATATAAAACTAGAGATCCTATAATAGATGCAACACCAATACAGGTATCATCAGAGACAGACAATAAAAAGGATAGCAATAATGATAATAAGGACGACGCTAAGACCGCTTAGTGCTATACTAAATAAAACGATTGAATTGAAAGATTATGCCATTACCTAAAGTTGTAGCACCTACATTTGAGTTGACGCTACTATCTACTGGTAAACCAGTAAAATACAGACCCTTTCTTGTAAAAGAGGAAAAAGCACTACTTATCGCTCTTGAGAGTGGTAAACAAAAGGACATTATCGCCACAGTGAAAAATGTCATAAAATCTTGTGTACAGTCTAGAATCAAAGTGGATGAACTTCCATCATTTGATTTAGAATACCTTTTTCTCAATATAAGAGGTAAATCTGTAGGTGAGACAGTAGAATTACTTGTCAATTGTAATGATGAACCAGACACACAAGTTCCACTTACTATTGGACTATCTGACATCGGATTAGATGTACCAGAAGGACATGATAAGAAAATTGATATTGGTGGTGGGATTAGTATTCTTATGAAATATCCATCTATGGATGAATTCCTAAGAACTAATTTTACAGTCACTGAGAAAGTTGATGATGATGGAGTTGATGCAGCATTCAATTCTGTAGCAAAATGTGTTGACACTGTTTATACAGAAGAAGAGGCATGGACACAGGATGATTGCACACTAAAGGAAATTGTCAATTTCATAGAGCAACTTAGCAGTGCTCAATTCAAAAAAATTGAACAGTTCTTTGCTACTATGCCAAAATTGAAGTATGAAGGAGAGGTCATCAATCCTAATACACAGGTTGCTACTAAAGTTCAAATTGAGGGTTTGGCAAATTTTTTCGGATAATGCTATATCACACGTCAATAGATAATTTTCTAGAGACAAATTTTAGTTTGATTCACCACCATAAATGGTCTTTGAGTGATATAGAGTCGATGATACCATGGGAACGAGAGGTATATGTAAAATACTTATCAAGTGCACTAGAAAAACAACGATTAGAAGTACAGCAAGCTAATGGCTGATATTACAAAGTTATCATCAATGATGCCTTCTTCGGGAGAAGTAAACCAGAAGGTAAATCTTCTGTTGGACGCACAAGCACAACAGGAGACTAATACAAATGTAGTGTCAGCAAAGGTAACTTCCATGTTCTCCAATTTGGACAGAATGGAAGAAAGTATGTCAATCATAAGAAAGTCACTCAATAGAGATATAAGATCAAGAGAGAGATATTATAATGAAGAAGTAAAGTTACTAAAGAAAGAACTTAAGACTACAGAAAGTCTGAAGGGAAGTCTGATGAATGTGGCAGCACTTGTAGCTGGTGTTAGTTTAGCATCAGCGATGGGTAACTTTCAGCAAGGTAATATCGGTGCTGGTGCAAGAGATCTAACACTTGCCACAGGTGCAGCATTATCACAATATTTGCCTGAGGTTATAACAGGATCAGCGATTATAATATCACAACTATTAGGTTTTGGTAAGAGAGGATCAGTAAGACCAAATGCTGGAGTGAGAACTGGTCTATCTCCTAGACCTGGTGCTGGTAAATTGGGACTCTTGTTACCACTTCTTGGTTTATTGGGATTGGGAGCACTTTCTGGTAAAGGAAGCGAAGGTAATGCTGATAAGGTAAGAGGAGAACTTGTAAGAAAGCAGTTAGTAACAGATCAAACCATAAACCAACCAGATGTAGACAGGTTCAAAGTACAATTAGAGAGATTTTCATTCCTAATTGATAGATTACAATCAGATAGAGTTGATCAAATAAGTCCCATCATACCTACTGGTGGTGTTACTAAAACTGCTGCTGATGGTACTAAAATAACATCTTCAGGGTTATTCCCTAATTTGATGAAGAACGATAGATTGATAGAGTTACAAAATATTCTTCAAGAGCAATCAGGTGGAAGTTTGGATCAAATAGGTGGAAGGACAGTTCCAGTTACTGAAATGACTCTAAGTCAAATTAATGAATTCCAAAATGATTTAGAGCCAGGTGCAGCATCTGGAGTTGGTTTGTTCAATGTCGATGATCCCTTAGGTGGTATAGAAGAGATGTTTGAGGCAAAGGGTCTTGATTTTAATCCTAATAAGATACTATTCACTGAACAGTTGCAAAGAGAATACATGTTGTTTAAGTTGAATCAGATATTACCAGAAGGTCAAAAATTGTCTGCAAGTGATCTGACACCATTAGAGGGTATGGATGTGGAGATGTTAAATAATTCCTTACAGTTATTGGAAAATATAAGACCAAATAACACAAAAGATAAGTTATTTGATATATCACCTTTCTTTGAGGTAGAAGAAGAGAGTGATACCAATACATCATCAGGGGATAAAGTCAGTTCTAATACATTTGTAATGCCAAACACCAATAAAAATGTAGCGATGATAAACGGTAACTCATCATCCGCCAGTGTAACTGTATCAACAGACTATAGTTCAAATGATGGTGTTACTATAGATAATTTCCATAACATTATTCAATATGACTCACCCGCAGTCTTCGGTGGAGTCACTGTATGAGCAATTTTACAGCAACAACTAAGTTGATGCAAGCGGGTAGTGAAAGAGAGTCACTACTCAGTCTTAGAAATTTAAAGATAAAATCTAGACTTCAAAAAGACAGAGAAGAACTAAACAAAGCGTTCAAAGATAAAGCTGATAGGCAACAACAAAGAAGACAAACAGGATCTAATGTTTTAGGTGCATTAGCTGGTGGTGGTGCTGGTATTGGTATTATAAAAAGGTTTAGACCTAGAAAACCTAGTCCAACTACGGGGAGTGGTACAAGAAGGTTCAAAATATTCAGAACTAAACCAACTATATCAAGTGGTGGAAGAGTCAATACAAATATCTTAAGAAATGGATCAAAGCTAAATTCACTTCTGACAGTAGCATTTACTGGATATGATTTTTTAGATAGGAAGGCATCAGGTCAAACTAATGTACAGGCAGGGACTGGTGCTGTTGCCACAACAGGAGGTGCACTTGCTGGTGGAGCTGCTGGTGCAAAGATAGGTGCACTCATAGGATCCTTTATTGTGCCAGGTGCTGGAACGGTTGTCGGTGGTACGTTAGGTGGTCTTTTAGGTTCTTTTATTGGTGCTACGTCAGGTAGTAACATTGCTGACTCTATAACAGGTGCAAATGAGGAGACTAGAAGGAAATTAGAACTGAAAAAAGTTGAGTTACAAAAAGGATCTACACTTTTTGGATCAGCACTTGACAAGTTTGATGTAGTTCTTGATAAATTTGCAAAACTTAGACAGGATGATTTTGATCGTAGAAGACCAAGAAGGGATTTTGCTATTCCAGCACCAAGACGTGGTCTAAGTGATTTTATTAATAGGTTTGCTAGACCAAAATTACCTGGATTAGGTAGTGGAGAAACTTCTAACATTGTAAATGAAAATGAATTTGACGTAACAAACCTCGAACAAAAACCAAGAAATTTTAAGGAGCAACTTCAAAGGGAAGGGTTTATTCTAAAAAAAATAATTCAGAACTCCCCCCGAATATTCAAGGAAAGTGTAGATCAAACAATAAAAGAATACATAGATGCCTTTACAGATCCTACAAATATATTAATCAATCTTTTACTAATAAAGTTTGCAGGAGGAAGAGGTGTAGGCAAGGTCAAAATACCAAGAAACTTGATCAATGTTACTCCTGGTAGCGTCAACAATCCGTTTCCAAATCTTGGTGCTAATAAAATTGTAATACCAAAATCAACTCAAAACCTAAAAATACCATTTATTAATAAAGGTCAACTTCTTAATAAAAATAAGACTATAAGTAATCAGGATGTTGCCTTAAATTCTTTTATAGCAACTGTGCGTCAAATTCGTAGTATTGAGTTTAGGACTAACAAAGTATTAGATGAAAATAGAAAATTAGTAAGAAGAATTTCTAGAAAAAAGTTTAGGGATTTTAGAGAACAGCAATTTCTTATCAAAGGAGCAAGACAAAATATCTTAGATTTTGCAAAAGAATTGTCAAAAGAATCAGTAAACTTCAAAAATAATAAGGAAATAATGAAGGCTTACGAGAAGGCTCAAAGAAGACTCGGAAATCAAGCTCAAAGATATAGGGAGAAAATAAGTAACATAACAAACCAAAAAGCAATTGAAAAAATTAATAGTCAATCTAATAAAGATGCAAAAATAAATTTAGATCGAGGTAAAGATAAAGTCAATCTTTCTGACATGAAAATAGATGATATTGATAAAACAACGAAAAGTATGTTTAAGAAACTGAGAGATGGTGTGGAATTAGATAAAAATGAAACTAAGTTATATGACTCATACATAGATTATCTAAGATCGATTGGAGAACCATTAAACACAGATGACTATGATATAACGGGCAGACAGAAAAAGATAGGAGGTCCTGGTGGTGATGAATCAAGAATTCCTCGCAATTTTAGAAAATTTAAAAAAACTAAAAAATTTAAGGACCTTATAAGTTTCAATACTATTCATGAAGGAAATAATACTACTAATCTTTCAATTGATGATAGTATTTCCATAGCAAATATTGGTGGAGGTTCATCAATAAATATGATGGAGATAAACGGGTATATGTCAGTATAATGGCAAAAGAAGAATCTGCTGGTAATTGGTCAAGAAGTCACAAACTGATAAAGTTTGATGTGGCTGGGGATGTGAAGATACCAAAGGCAGCCAGCGTATCCCATTCTCTTATGCCACAGATGTTATTCTGCAAGTATTATGAGGGTTTTGGTAATACTTTTATGGTAAAGATAACCTGTGTGGATACTAATGGACTTTTGGACAAATTACCTATAAGAACTGGAATGTCGGTTGAATTGGCATTCGCTCATGCAAGTTTAGAAAAAGATGAAGTTTTTGAATTTAGTCAGGCAAATAATAATAATCTAATCATAGTCAATATTGATAACACAACTCATGCAGTCAAAAGACAAATGTTCACTCTGACGTGCATTACTCCAACAACTCTCAGTAATCATACAACAAGAGTATCTAATAAGTACATAGGTAGAATATCCACTACAGTAGAAACTATACTTACAAAAATATTAGAGGTTGATAAGTCTAGACAGAATGTGGAAGCAACTTCAAATAAGTATGATTTTTGTGGAAATTTTACAAGACCTGTAAACCTTATTAATAGATTAGCAACAAAGTCAATATCAGCATCAGATGCCATGGGTGAAGGAGAAAACAAAGATAACAAAGACAACAAGAAGAAAAAGGGAATATCAGAATCTAGGGGTTTGTGTGGATTTATGTTCTTTGAGACTCAAAAATCTGGATATAATTTTAGGTCTATAAGGGATATGTTGAAAGAAGAATCTGAATTTCCAGTCTATACCAAGGTTGGAGCGAAGGACGCAATGAATTCTAATCCATTCCAACTTGTTGCAACACCAAAATTTACCGAAAGTCAAGATCTCATCAAAAAACTTAGGGCGGGTCAATACCAATCACATAATGTGGTGTATGATATAATGAACAGGACAGTAAAGTCCTTCATCTATAAATCTCACACAGACGGTGAGATTGCTAGTACAGTTGATGAAACGCCATCTCGTCGTATGTTAACTGTACTTGATCTTGGGTTAACGAGTCCTAAAGATGATGAAGAATATGAAAAACTAAAAGAAAAACAAATAGAGACAGTGACTTGGAGACAAGCACATACTGCT